TAGTTCTTCCTGGCTTTACGAGTTACCCGAAGATGAAAGCGTATTAATCAAGTCAACGTACAAAGACAATCCATTCTTACCTGATAGCATCAAGCGACAGATTGAGGACTTGAAAAGAACGGATGAAGCATTATACCAAATCTATGCGCTAGGTGAGAAGACCATAAGCAAAACTAACATCTATTCGAATTGGCAGTTTGTGAAAGAGAAGCCCTCCAGGTTTGAATCGTTCTGCTATGGTTTGGACTTTGGTTACAATCACCCCACCGCATTAATGAAAGTCTATTGGAATGAGAAAGACATCTTTGTTGAATCGGTTATCTATGAATCGTATCTAACAACTACAATGTTGATTGAGCGCATGAATGAATTAGGAATAGACAAAAATGCTGATATACTAGGAGACCATTCAAGACCAGAGATAATAGCAGAAATTCAGATAGCAGGATATAACATAAACAATGCAACTAAGGGAGTAAAGAAAGGAATCGATAACATCAAAACATTCGGGGTTTACTGCCTTGACAATCCGAATCTGAAACGTGAATACGAAAACTACAAATGGAAGAAGGTCGGTGATGCTATTACGGACGAGCCAATCAAGTTGTTTGACGATGCGATGGATGCGATTCAATATGCGGGTAGGTTTATAAAGGACAACTACTATACTGACGATAGTTACTTCAGCTTCTAAAACACGAATTAAAAAAACTCCATTATAAGATATGGCAATAACACTAATCGCAAAACCGTTTACTTTCTCACCCGCTTACAATGAGTTAAAGTATATCTACGATTCTACAAATAAGAATCAATTAGGCTTCAAATATATCTTTCAAGTTCTGCAATATAGCGGCTCACAAATAGCTGAGTATCGAGTTCTTCCTTTAGTGACAAGTGGTTATGGTGAGCAAGATTTGTCTAAGCTACTAAGCAATAAAGTTTCTTATGACTTACCAAGTGGAACGATGTACAATGCTGCAAACTCGTTTTATGAATACGATGTGAGAATCGGTGAGGAATATATTACGGGAGTAAACTATACCGCTTCACTAAGTAACAACGGAGGGAACGTCAAGGTAACAGTTACACATTCGTTTGTAGTTGGTGACCAGGTTAGAATCGTTCAAGCGGATAATGGAATAGCTAATCCACAACTTGAAGGTCTATTCGTAGTTACTGCGATTACGGGAACAACTGACTTTACTGTTTCGGCTTTATGGTCGGAGGTAACGGATGCAACGATTAACGGAAGTGTCTACTATGCTGACAATCGTAAAACTCAAACGTTGGCGGTTGTAACGGTATCAAGAGCGGTTGTCTTTAACGCTGCATTTAGTTGGTTAGATTGGATTGGTTATAACGAAGCAAACTACAATTCTAATACTGCGACTGATTTACTTTTAACTTCGATTCCGCAAACGGGATTCTATGCGACTCCTGAGCAAGACCTAATCGTGAACGTACCTAATCAATCGGTATCTACGGGCTTCATGTACTTTGAGAATAGCAACGGAAGTGTATTTAAAAAGGCTGTTAGTAATGCCAATGTAATTACAGCGGTAACTGTTGGGGTTAACAATGTAGGCACATTGACAACGGTAAGCGGAACGGGTGGACTTGTCGAAGCTGATACTACCTACTACGATTTTTGGTATGCGTCAAGCGTAGGTGTACAATTCTCAGTTAAGTATCGAATCAACTTGGATAAGCGTTGCAAGATTGAAGATTATGAGATTTTATTTTTAGATAGAAAAGGCTCATTCCCTTCATTTGCTTTTCAGTTACGAAGCTATGACAAAGGGAACGTACAACGAACTCAATTCAATAGAGACGTTGCGGGTTATGTTTCATCTTCTCGTTGGAATTATTTCCCTACTGACTTTGGAATGACTAACGCAAGTGTATTGTTGGAAAGTACAATCGACTTAAACACGAACTACATGACTGAGGAGATGGCAGTTCTATTTGAAGAGTTGGTTTCTACTCCATTGGCGTTTTTGAAGATTGGAGAAACATATCAAGCAGTTCAAATTGTAGATACATCTTTCGAAGTTGAAAAGTCAAGAAACAAGAATCTAATCAGAAAATCTTTAACAGTTAAACCATCAAATCAAAACGTTATCAATGGTTAGAATTCAACTTGAAAATGGTTTCATAGATATTAAAGAGGGGAGTAATTTCCCTTTAAACTTTGCTTCGGGAGATGTACGAGACTTGACGCAAAAGAAAGGTTCGAACTCAAAGACGTTAACTGCAATAGGGAGCAAGAATAACCACGACTTGCTAAATCATTACTACGATGTAAACATAATTGCGGGTACATTTGACATTAACGCTTTGACTAAATGTGCAGTTATCCAGGATGGAATTCCCATAATGGAGGATTGCTACTTGCAACTTTTATCGGTTAACAAGAGTCAGCCAAATAGCAACTACGAACAAGAGGTCGAATATCAGTTGATGGTTAAAGATGCAACTTCTGATTTGTTTACGAAGCTAGATAATAAATATTTGACTGATTTAGACTTTAGTGAATTAGACCATGTCATAAATGCTAGTAATGTAGTGGCAACGTTTACTAATACGGTAACGGATGGTTATAAATATTTGTTGCCTTGGTCGGGAGATAATGTTTATCCGCTTAAAGAGATGCGTCCTGCTATCTATGTGAAGAGATATTTCGATTCTATCTTTGCGACTAATGGATTCAGCTATACCTGGTCGACATCGGCAGCTGCTAAGTTTGAACAATTGATTATTCCGTATAATGGTGATTTGCCAATATTAGACTATGAGAATTTTGAGGTCATAGCAACTAAGGGAGATACATATACATTTACTCAAGCAGCGGGTACAAACGTTACAAGTGTTGACCCTTTAATTAACTTGTCTGAGGTACAAGATAACGAATCATTATTCAATCCAACAACGGGAGAATACACAGTTCCATTTTACGTTACGGGAGGCGAGGCAATAGTATTTAATTTCAATGTTGATTTAGAATTCATACTTGACAATACAACGGGAGCAAATGCTTATTTATATTCAAGTTCTTTAAATGCGGGAAATAGATATTACCCCACTATTCAAATGTACAAGAATGGAGTTATTTACGCTACAACTCCGATAAGTTTTTTAGGTAGTTATATTCGTAACGCTTCGCCATCTGCTTTAGCTTCGGGAACTACTACATTCATAAATGATACTTTTAGTGCAAATGTGCCCGTTAGTGGTTTAGTACCTACCGATGTTATCACAGCAAAGATTGGTGTTAGAGTAGAGCAATTTGGAACGTCTCCACTTTGGAAAGATTCAAATACTGCGGGAGGTACAAACGTACAAGTCGACATGATACTAGATGTCAATAGTCTTACGATGACTGTTCAACCTGGAACTAATATAATTGGCTCAGGCTCAACGGTTGAAATGGCGAGGTTTATTCCTAAGAAAATAAAGCAGCGAGACTTTGTAAAAGGTATTCTTTCGATGTTTAACTTGTTTGTTGAGATTGATAAGACTGCGCCTAACAATCTAATTTTACAACATAGAGACGATTACTACGATAGCGGTAACGTAGTAGATTGGACTAAAAAGTTATGCAAGGACATTGACCAAGAATTAGTATTTCTTCCTGACATCACGTCAAAGAAAATGATTCTTACTTACAAGGCTGACCAAGACCTACCAAATACTGATTACGTTGGAGCGACAAATGAGATTTACGGACAGCTAGAATATATTTTTGATACTGAATATCAGAAAGGAATAGACGTTAAAGAAATGATTTTCTCACCTACTCCCGTAGGTAAAACAACATTCGATGCATACGTTCCATTTATTGCTGGGAGTGCGCCTAAAACAAACATTAGAATTTTAGTCGATGGTGGAACTGATACTTGTAACGCTTATAATATTTACGATTATGGCACAACGGGACAAACGGGTTTAACAACTTACCCTTTGTTAGGACACTTCGACAATCCATTGAATCCAACTTTTGACTTGAACTTTGCAACGTGTGATTTCTACTACTACAACGGAATCAATCCAACTAACAACAATCTCTATAATAAATATTGGAGACGTACCGTAAACCAAATCAATACGGGTAAAATGTTGATTGCGTATTTTGACTTGAATGAAAGCGACATCCAAGCAATGCGATTGAATGACAAGATTCGAATTGATAATAGTTGGTGGAACATAAACAAAATAATCGACTATAACGCAAATGTAAAAGGATTTACAAAGGTCGAATTGATAAGCATAGATTCAGAAATTGACCTACCACCATTTAACTATAAGATTCCTAAATTACCCGTTGCTTCACAAGTTAGCCATATTACAAAATCTATTCTTCAAACGAGCGTAGACAATAACAACGTTGTAATGCCTGGAGCTGACGTAGTTATTAAAGGTCGCAATAACGTAGTGTTAAGTAATACAAGAGGAACGATTATAGGAGATGATAACATAGTAACTGAAAGATATGTAAACATAACGGAAGGCGTAGCGGTTGGAGAAAACTTTGCTAATACTGATTTAACTTTTACGGGAAATAGGATACATGATTTAGATGGAAATATTTTATACTTACAGAATTCTTTAGGATTTGTAGTAGATGCCATTGGAGAAGTTAGTAATGCTCCTATTGGTTTTTTATCTGACAATAATTTATTATCTAATGACACAACGGTTGTTATAGAAAACTCAGGAGGAGGTAATGCATTAACAGTAAACGATGGTAATGTAAGATTTATAAATATGCCTATCTATGCAGATGAAGCAGCAGCAACAACTGCGGGATTGCTTAACGCTACATTATACCAAACTCCAACGGGTGAACTCAGAATTAAACTTTAAAACACGAATCGAAAAATTACCATTATAAAGTATGGCTTCAACACCAATTGAGATACCTATTAAATTAAATGGCTTAGCAGCTATTAAGTCAGAACTTCGTGAGTTGAAGGGTGAGTTAGCAAATGCGACTGACCCTAAACAAATGCAAGAACTCGCTATGAGAGCGGGTGAACTTAAAGACCAACTTGCAGATGCCAATGAACAAGTAGCAGTATTCGCTTCGGGAAGTAAATTCGAACAAGTATCGAATTCATTTGGCTCAATGAAAGATTCTTTGATGTCATTAGACTTTGAAGAAGCAGCGCAAAAGGCTAAAATGTTTCAGCAAACTTTAGGCTCAATTTCACCCGCAACGATTGGGAATAGCATTAAAGGTTTAATTTCAGTTGTTGGTAGTTTAAGTAAAGCGTTTGTTCAGTTTGGAGTGGCACTACTTGCAAATCCTATCTTTCTTTTAGTAGCTGCGATTGTAGCTATCGTTGCGGTTATCGGAGTTATAATGAATAAACTCGGAATCTTAAAGCCAGTATTAAATGCAATAGGCAAAGCGTTTGAGTTCATAGGTGCAGTTGTAGACATGGTTATTCAAGGATTCAAAGACTTGACTGATTGGTTAGGACTTACGAATAATGCAGCAGAAGACGCAGCAGATAAACAAGCAGCAGCAGCAGAAAAAACCGCAGCAGCATACGAAGAAAAAAGTAAATCGGTTGTTGGTGGCTATGATAGAGAGATTGAACTTGCTAAATTAGATGGTAAAAATACGGTTGAACTAGAAAAGCAAAAACAGTATTGGATAATCAAGACTGCGGAAGCGAGATTGAAAGCTATTAAAGAGAAAATCATAGCGGGTAAATTAAGCGGTGATTTAGATTCTGAAGAAATTGCAGAATTACGAAAAGCCTACAACGAACAAGTTGAAGTAGTCAAAGATTCAAAGCATCAAGTTGAGGTGATAGATAAGACTGAGGCTAACCGTAAAAAAGAGGATAGAGAAAAGGAAGCTGAAGAACAAGCTAAAACAACGGAAAACAATAGAAAGAAAGCAGCAGATTCTTACAAAGCAAGAATTGAAGCAGAAAAGAAATATCAAGCTGAACGATTAGCAGCAAGAAGACAAATAGAAGATTTAGAGGCTTCTTTATTAGAAGAGGGTGTACAAAAAGAACTTCAAATAAACAAATTAAAATTCAAAAGATTAATTGAAGATACACAAGCGAGAGTCACAAAAACTAAAGAAGAAGAAGACGAAAAAGCAAGATTGTTAAATTTATATTATGTTGAGTATTCTAAAACACAAGATGAAATAAATCAAAAAGAACTTGCAAGAATAAATCAGTTTGAGATAGACGCTAAAAAAATAAAGGAAGATGCGGAGACTGCTTGGTTGCAAACTGTTGAAGACATCGCAGAACAAAATTATATTAATTCATTATCAGACAAAGACAAAGAACTTTTAGCAGTTAACGATAAATACTTTGCTTTACAAGAAGCGGCTAAAGGTAACGCTGAACAACTAGCAATTATTGAAGCGGCTAAGGCAACGGAAGTAGGTGCAATAAATGACAAAGCAGCTAAAGATGAAATTGCAAGTTTACAAGCAGTAGCAGATGCAAAAAAAGCTATTCAAAACGCAAACTTAGATTTAGTTGTTTCAGGTGTTGGACTTCTTAAAAATGTATTTGAAAAGAATAAATCAATTCAAAAAGGTTTATTGATAGCAGAAAATGCAGCGGGTATAGCAAAGATTATAATTAACACCGCAGCAGCAAACGCAGCAGTAACTTTAAAATATGCTTTAATTCCTGGAGGACCAGCAATTGCAGCGGGTGAAATTGCAAGAAATAAAATAGGAGCGGGAATAGGAATAGCTGCTTCAATAGCTGCGACTGCAAAAGGTTTAGCTGCTCTTGGTGGCGGTGGCGCAACGGGTGGAACTGCTCCAGGTGGAGGCGGTGGCGGTGGCGGTGGAACTTCAACGCAACAAGCTACCCCGCAAGTAAATCTATTTGGTGCAAACAATAACGCCAATACAATTAACGGAAGTCAGTCATCTAATCAAGGTGGGGAGATGATAGTTAAGGCAGTTGTTGTAGAATCAGACGTAACTTCAATGCAGAAAAAGATGAATAAAGTACAAGAATCCGCAGTATTATGACAAGCTATATTTCACTATTATCTAAAATAGAAGCGTTCTGCAATGCTCACCTACAAATCAAAAAGTATGGTGGAGAGTTTCGTGAGCAGATGCCTAACTTTGCAACAAAGGACGAGAAATATCCCGTTGTTTTTGTAACTCCAACGAGTGATACTGAAGCGTTAAATACAAATCAGTTTACTGTAGACATCTATTGCGTTGATATTATTCAAGCGGATAGAGCGAATCTAAACAGTATCATTTCAGATTGTCAGCTTATCTTAAAAGATATGTACGTTTACTACACGAATGATAACGATGTTGAAATAGATGTAGTAGGAACTGCTAGTATGAATCCTTTAAATAACCAAGACTTAGATTATGTTGCGGGTTGGGTTATGAGTATTACTTTTGAGGTAGCAAGTTACGGAAGTTGTGCTATTCCAATGAATCCAATTACTCCAAATCCTCCGATTGTTTGCGATGATGCAACAGTAAGAAATAGTGATAGTACATATTCAGAAACGGTTGCGAGTGGTGGTACTTTAATACTACCTGATACAACTTACAACTTTATAGTTAACGGGGTTACTACAAGCGTAACAGTTCCAAGTATTAAAGATGAAACATTTAACATAGTATGGCAATAGATATAAATATAGCAACACCAACTTTAGACCAAGTTACAATAAGTGGAAATTCAACGAGAACGGATATTGAATTTGTAAATAATGCTGGTGTATTATTGGAGAATACTTCTCGACTTCGTGAGGGTACAATCGACTCAGGTGCGGGTGGAGGCATTGCTCAAATTTGCGCTGTTGGTTATGAATTGAAATGGGAAGCGGGAAGTCAGTATGTAATGACGGGTGATGGTCTTCAAATTAGAGAAGTAAACCACAAGTTCAACACTATTCCAACTTCTACAAACGATAAAACGGAAGGATTTTATGTAGGCTCAAGATGGATTTTAGATAACGGAGATGTATATATATGTACCGATAGGACTGAAAACGCTGCGGTTTGGGAGATAGTTCCTAATGCTGATTGGAACGCTACAAGCGGCTCTACTGCTATTGCAAATAAACCTAGTATTCCCGCTGCTCAAGTGAACGCTGATTGGAACGCTACAAGTGGAGTTGCTGAAATATTAAACAAGCCAACTATTCCAAGTGTTACGGGCTTTGTTCCTTATACGGGCGCAAATGCTGACCTTGACATGGGTACGCACAATGTAACTGCTGACCATATTAGTTTAAACGTATCGCCTTCGGGAGCGGGTTTTGGAGTTGGTGCTACGCAATGGAATAACACAATAGGAAGTTCTGAAACACTTTTGAAAGGCGGTAACGTAACTTTAAAGAACGGAGTTGATTTAGTTGCAAGAATCGTCAACAAAGTAACACCTAATACAACTTTAACAAAAGCAAATTATCAAGCGGTCAGAGTAAGCGGTGCGCAAGGTGGAAGATTAGCAATCAATTTAGCACAAGCAAATAACGATAATAACTCAGCTGATACAATTGGTTTAGTTACAGAAACAATCGCAACAAATCAAGAAGGTTTTATTATAACAGTTGGACAGTTAGAAAATATAAATACAACGGGAAGTTTACAAGGTGAAACTTGGGTGGATGGTGACGTACTTTATCTAAGTCCAACAACTGCGGGAAGATTGACAAACATTAAACCAACTGCTCCTGGTCATATAGTTGTGATTGGTTACGTTGAATATGCTCATGCCAACAATGGAAAGATTTACGTTAAGATAATGAACGGTTGGGAACTTGACGAACTTCATAACGTTTCTATTACTTCGGTTGCAGGTGGTAATCAGCTTGAGTATGATGCAACTACGAGCCTTTGGAAAAATGTAAAAATACAATATACGATAGAACTTGTTGCTGCACTTACAGTTGATTTCTATGCACCTTATAGTATGGTTATAACATCCGTTAGTAACGTGTTGAATGCTCCGACTATTACTATTCAAGATGATGGAGTAGCTTATACGTTAGGAAACACAATAGCAATAGGAAGTAAGATAACAGTAACTGCATCAACTCTTTCGGTTGTTAATTTAAACATAACTAAATAATGAGTGACAATAGATATATAAAAGCGGTTGCAGCTTTGACTCCTTCGGCTGTTGGTGCTAAGTTAATGAAAACGGGACAAACAACGTCTTATCGAACGGGTGACGATGGTGATATAGAAGCTGGTCGGGCGACTTCATTTACTGTTTTGGCGAGTAATAATCCATTTGGAAATACTAACCGATTCACCGATGAATTAGGCGGTTCAACTTACACGAATAATATTGTAATTGATTGGAGTACTTACGATGGTGCTACGGTGTTGGGCATATCTAGGCTTTCCATAGCTACGGGTAATACTTGGAATCAGGCAGTAGATAATTCTTTAAGTTATTCAATCGGTACTTTTACTAGCGGATGGAGGTTGCCAAATATTAAAGAAATTTTTAACTTGATGAATTTTGCTAATGACCAAAATAATATCTTGAATTATTCTCCTTTAAATTTATCTTCTGTAGGTAGAGTTTATTGGAGTTCTAATACGGTGCTAAATGCAACTACTCAAGCATACATTTTGAACAATCTAGGTCTAATGAATGTAACCGCTAAAACAACGTCAGTAGCTTATACATATTTTCGAGTCCGCACATTCACAGTAACAGGAACAACTTTAACATAAAAAATATGACTTATACATTTCCACAATTCAAAGTAGAGATTGAAAATCCTAAAATCTCAGTTAACTTAAACACAATACAAGACAAAGCAATTGACCAACTATTAAGCGTTGATGTTGTTCTAACTACTGATACCGCAAAGTTTGGAGTAACTGCTGAAGATATGCCATACACCGATACTTGGGAGGATAGCGAAGTTGAAGGAATGGTTTTAAATTGG